GCAACCGCCGCATCAGTTTATGAAGGAAGTCAGTTCGAGTCAGCATTCGCAGGCGTCAAAAAAACCGTTGATGCAACAGCGGAAGAATATGCTGCACTTCGTCAGAACATTCTGGATATGACACGAGAAATTCCGTCCAGTGCTTCAGACATTGCCGGAGTCATGGAGATCGCCGGACAGCTGGGAATTGCTACAGAGAGTTTAACGGAATTTACGGAGACAATGATCAACCTTGGTGTATCCACAAACCTGTCTGCGGAAGAAGCTGCTACCAACCTTGCAAAATTTGCGAACATTGTGAATATGGCAGATTACGGAACGGATGGAATCAGCAACTGGGAACGTCTGGGATCCGTTGTTGTTGATCTCGGTAATAATTTTGCGACAACCGAGGCTGATATCGTTGAGATGGCTACAAGACTGGCATCGACGGGATCGTTGGTAGGACTTACAGAATCACAGATCATGGCACTGGCAACGGCAATGAGTTCCGTCGGTATCCAGGCGGAGAGCGGAGGATCCACAATGGCGAAACTGCTTAAGAAAATGCAGCTTGCCGTTGAACTTAATTCGGATTCTCTGGCGGATTATGCGGCAGTCGCGGGTATGACCGGAGAACAGTTCCGGGATACATTCGAGAGTGATGCAGTAGTGGCATTATCAGCATTTATCGATGGACTAAATGATACGGAAAGAAACGGGAAATCAGCTATTGCAATACTGGATGATATGAAACTTTCAGAGATCCGGTTAAGCAATACTGTCCTCGCACTTGCCGGGGCAGATGGAGTGATGACGGATGCCATTGAGACGGCTAATAGTGCATGGGATGATCACAACGCACTGGCAATCGAAGCGGGCAAGAGGTACGAGACCGTAGAGAGTCAGGCGATTATTTTGAAGAATGCGCTTTCAGAAATCGGCATTACAGCCTACGATGATTTGCGGGATCCTCTTGTTGGAACAATCAGTCAGATCACTGAGGCAGCATGGGAACTGAATGATTATATTGGAGGAGCTGACGGAATCAGCAAATGGATAGATAACATTAATAAGACACTTCCAACATTGCAGAGAAATGCGAAGAATGCATGGAAAACTGCGGAGCCATTTTTTGATGGAGTATTGGAAGTTGGAAAATGGTGTACGAAGAATCCGGAAGCCATTACGGGTGTACTATCTGGTATTGCGAGTGCTATGCTTGCATATAAAGCGGCATCCACTACCGTTCATTCCTTAAATTCTCTTACAAACTTTATAGGCATTCTGGCGAAAGGCGGAGCTGCGGCGGATATTATGCTTGTAGTGGGAGCAATCGGCACGTTGGTCGCAATATGTGAAACCGGGCAGGCAGCTCTTAATGAACTTGCGGACGATAATCTTGCAGATCATTTTGGTGACATTGCATTATCTCTGGAAGACGTGCAGAAGGTGGCTGCGTATATTGTTGGATCAAAGGATCTTGACCGGCTCAATGAGGCTCTGGGAGCATTTGATGATATGGAGGGATTTGCCTCGGCAATGGATAATGCCGTATCAGAGATCAATAAGATGAACTGGAAAGTATCCATTGGGATGGAACTTACTGCAGATGAACAGGAGGATTATAAGACAGCCATAGATGAATATGTTCAGGCAGCAGAGGATTATGCTCTGCAAAACCAGTACGCTGTGTCACTAAACCTTTCACTGGCTTTGGATGGTGCCGATGCGGACACACTTGCAATCGGTGATAAGGTGAATGCCTTCTATCAGAGCAACTATCAGGATATGGTTAATCTTGGGGATGAACTGAGCAAAGCAGTGAATGATGCATTTGCAGATGGAGTTCTGGATCCGAATGAGATCGAAAATCTGGCTGATATTCAGAGAAAGATGGCAGAATTACAGGAAGGTATTGCACAGGGCGAGTTCACGGCCAAATTATCTGCGATACAGCTGAAATACGATGGCTCCAATCTTACGGCAGATTCATTTAAGAATATACAGTCTGAAATTGCTACGCAGCTTGACACGTTGAATGATACCTATTTGCAATCCTATATTAAAAATATGAGTGCAAATGAGGATGCTCTGTCGCATGGAAGCATTACGCAAAGCGAATATGACGCGTTGAAACAGCAGTTAGAGTATGACTATATTCAGAAAATGGCAAATTCTACGGCACAGGCATCGCAGTTCCAGTTTGGAACGATCAGCGATCAGTATATGCCGGAATTATCCAGTTATATGACCGATGCGCTGTCAGGAGATCTGAGTTGGTTGCAGGATCAGCTTCAATATACGGAAGAGCAGTTGGCAATGATGGATTATGATCCACTGCAGGATTATTTCATGGAAACGTTCAAGAATCTATCCAGCAATCAGGATCTCGAAGTTGTGAGAAAGGCTGTTGAGGATCTTCTGAAAGAGGCACAGCCTACGGTGGAGCAGATGCAGAAGGTCGAAGAGCAGTGCCAGGGGGCTGGTGTAGCAATACCGAAAGCAATCACAGATGGATTGAAACAGTATACATTGCTTCAGGGCGTTGTGGATGGAAATATGGATGCCTTTTATGAACTGCTGGGACAGAGTATTTCTGGAACGGAATATGAGCAAGTAATTGACCAACTGGAACAACAGGGACGAGACATTCCAGATTCCCTGCTTAAAGGACTACAGGAAAGCAATGTCATCGACGGAATGTATGCGTGGACGGATGAAAAGATCAATGAAGTTTTGTCCAAAGGCTTCACGGCCAGTGCAGATGTGGATGTAACACTGAATCCGACATACAGTTGGGCAAACAATATCGTACCGTCTCTTCAGATGGATAGATTATCAAGGTTCAGAATAGAGCAGAATGCGGATGGAGGCATTTGGGATCATCCGATATTAACCACATTTGCGGAGAGAAGCATGGAGGCGGCTATCCCTATTGATGGAAGCCAAAATGCTATCAATCTGTGGGAGAAGACGGGACGCTTGCTCGGAATGGATAGTGTTCTTGACAAGGTATCGCTGGAGGGAGGCAGCAGTCCTGTGATCGAATATAATCCGGTACTGAAGTTCTACGGTGATGCCCCCAGTAAGGATGATATCGCCGATGCATTGAGTATTTCTCAGGACCAATTTGAGAGTCTTATGGAGAGATACCTGAAAGACAATGGACGTGTGTCCTTCGGGTAAGGAGTGTGCTTATGGCAAAAAAAGTATACATAACGAAGTCGGGAGACACATGGGATATGGTAGCAAAGGAAGTGTACGGTGACGAACTGTACACTTCCTTGCTTATGAGCAATAATCAGGAGCTCATTGAGTACTTTGTGTTTCCAGAGAATATTTCTATTGCACTGCCGGAAATTCCGAAAGAAGAGAGCTTGCTGCCAGATTGGAGGTCATAGAAATGGCGTTACCACGCAACGTTAAATTACAGATAACGTATGATGGAACTGTTTCGGAGACGGTTTCTGATACAACGGCATCTGCCGGATCAGCTTCTTCATACACAGTCAAATCTGGGGATACACTGTGGGCAATTTCAAAGAGATATTACGGCAGTGGAACGCAGTATCCGAAAATCTATAACGCAAATGCAGATCTGATTGAATCCACAGCAAAGGCACACGGCAAGAAGAGCTCCAGCAACGGGCACTGGATCTGGCCGGGTGAGGTATTAACAATACCAGGATTATCGACCACAAGCACAACGACGAGTGTGCGTAAAACAGGATCTTCCAATCCGGGTCTGGGAGATCTTATCGGGAATACAGCGACGGATTTTGCCTATACGGACGTTGCCAGTGGAAAATCTGACAGTGCATCCATTACAATGTATGACATAGACAAGGAGTGGCTGGGGAACAGAAAACCGAAGCGTGGAGCTGGGCTGGGCGCAAAGATACAGATAAATAATTGGAACGAGGAGAATACTTCAGAAACATTTGATTGCGGTAATTTCGTTGTCGATGATGTTTCTTTTTCAGGAAGACCTTTAAGTTGTGTTTTAGGAGTGGTGAGTGTGCCGACAGACGATAGCTTCAAGACACTTGCAAAAACGAAAACATGGGAAAAAACGACCATAAAGGATATCGCTGCAGAGGTAGCAGGAGCTGCAAGTGTGGCACTTGTATATGATGCAGTAGCAATCCAGATTCAGGAGATTGAGCAGAATAATCAGACCGACAGCGCCTTTCTGTACGCATTATGTGAAAAGTATGGCTTAGGCATGAAGGTTTATAACCATAAAATTGTCATTTTCGATAGCGTGGCTTACGAGGAAAAAGGATCTGTCGGTATAATTTCTGAAACCGATTGTATCACGTGGAAGGCAAATGAGACCATAGACGGGACTTATACCGGGGTAAGCCTTAATTATACAAACCCGGATCTCGATGATCCCATCAATGTAATGATGGGAGAAGAGGGGAGATTGTATGCCTTGAATGTACAGGCAAACAGCCAGTATGATGCAGAACTTCAGGCAGCGGCAAAAGCAAATGCTGCAAACCGTAAGATTCAAACAATGACACTTACGATTGTGGGGAATAAAAATATTGTTGCAACACAATGCATTAGTGTTTCGGGATTTGGCAGCTATGATGGTAAATACTATGTGGATACCGTAAAACATAGTGCTGGAAGTAGTGGATACCGAACACAGCTTACGATTCACAAGGTTCAGCCCCCTATAAAAGTAACAGCTCCGGTGGCAGCAGTCTCTGGCGGAAAAACATATACCGTAGTTTCCGGAGATACGTTGTGGGGAATTTCCAAGAAATTCTACGGAACCGGCACGAAGTACAGTGTTATTTATAATGCAAATGCAGATCTGATCGAATCCACAGCAAAGTCACACGGCAAAAAGAGTTCCAGTAATGGGCACTGGATCTGGCCGGGAGAGACACTCACAATTCCGGAGGGATAAGATGGTTACGAGAATAGGGAAAGTAACAAAGGTATATCCGGGGGAAGGCAGGGTAAAGGTAACCTTTGAGGATAGCGGAAGCTCTTCGCTGCCTCTGGCAGTTCTTACTATGAATAAAGAATATTCCATGCCAAGCATAGGGGACAGGGTAGTTACACTTCACATGGAGAATGGAACGAGCAAAGGATTTGTTCTGGGAACATATTACGGCGGCGGAATGCAGCCAAAAGCTAATAGCGGGTATCGAAAAGACTTCACATCCGGCTGTTACGCTATCTGTATCGGCGGTTCCTACACCTTGAAGGGATCTAAGATATTACTTAGTGGAAGTAGTGCTTCTGTATCTCTTGGAACCAAGGCATCTATGGTGGGATCTGAGGCAGTTATGGGCAGCACCGCTTCAGATGATGAAGCTGATGAACTGGATTCTTATTTTAAAGCAACTTCTGACAATGTAGAAATCAAGGGTGCCACGGAGGTTAAGGTAGAAGCAGAAGGCGGAGCAGCGACGATAACAGCCGATGGCGGTGCAGCAGAGGTTGTTGTCGACACCGATACGACGGTCAAAGCATCCACGGTTACCATAGAGACTGATGGTGATCTGATATTTAAGTGTGCCTATGGAACGATTACGGCAGAGGAGATTATGAAGCGTCTGGAACGGATAGAGGATCAGCTTGGCATTCCGCATACGATA